TCACCTATTTTCATACTAAACTTTCTATCGTGTGATAAATCGAATGTATTTTGTGCCGGTTTCGGCATTGCTACTTTTGAAAAAATACTCATTTTTTAATTTTTAAATGGGTTAAATCTGTTTAATAATTCTTGTCTTACTTGTTGCGGTAAATCTTTCCAACTGTTAATTTGTTGTTTAATTGCTTCCGCTAAATTTTTTAATTCTCTATACCATAACGGATCGTTAGGTCTTAATTTTAATTCTTGTGCAATATTTGCATTTAAAGCTTCAACTATTGCTCTACTTTTATCTGTTTGAAATTTGGCTAACAAACTTTCAAAATACTCACCTTTGTGAGTTGACATACCTTGTGCTTCTAAGTCTTTTATAATAGATGTTGCTTTTGCAATATCTGTTCTTGCATTTAATTCTTCTAGCTCTGCGCCTATTTTTAAATCTCTATCTCTAGCTAACCTTCCTGTTAATTTAGAATCTGCTAAAGTTTTTATTTCTTGCGCTTTTAATAGCTTATCTTGACTTGGTGCAAGTGCTGATGAAATCGCACTTGGTACAGGGTTATTAATATTATAAGGTGCCGCCTTGCTTGGTGCTATGGAACCTGCGGAGCCGGTTGCCCCGGCTACGCTAGATCCATAAATTAGGTTTGGATTTAAACCTGCTTCTTGTAACCTTTTCATTTGCGCTAAAGGATGATTATACTTATTCTGCATATTCCAGAATCTAATATTTTCTCGGTCTGCTAATCTTTGTCTTTTAAGTGCTCCTCTATTTGATAATAGTGATGAACCTAAACTACCTGCTAATCCTAACATTCCTGCACCTTTTCCAGATGACTTTTTGCCACCTAAAGCTGATGCTAATCCTAATGCTGCGCCTATAAGGTTTAATCCCATTATACTATTTCTAATTTAGTGTTAGACTTGTCTTTTAACTTTTTACTCATAACCTCCTCTTGGTTAAGTAATCTGTTTGTCTCTTTAACTGTATCTATTACACCTTTGATTAGATCATCAAAGTTGATGAGTCTTAATTGTAATAAATCTAATTGTTGATGACATGATACGCAGTGTGATAATACTATTTTTCTTATCACTTCTTCCTGCTTTTTTTGTTGTTCAGTTTTGAACTCTTGTGTTGAATTTTCCATTAGTAAAATTTTATTATTTTTATCGGTTCATAACCGATATTATGTTAAATATAGTTTTTTTTTATTAATTGACAAAATCTTGTCACTTTTATAATTTTTTGTTCGTAAACTCACTCCAATTATTCACGTTTTTTGATTTTAGTGTCAATTAGCACTAATATATCAAGTATATATTAGTGCATTTACAAAACAGAATCACGAGGCGTTACTTTCGTGATTAACCGTTTTGTCGTTGTTTATCAACTCCTCTTTTAATTCCTGGTCAGTTTGAACAGGAATTTTTTTAAGCTTTTCTAAAGCTTCTTTCTTTTCTTCTCGAATTAATTTATTTAATTCTTTATTCTTTTCCATTAATTGTCTTTTATATTCTAACATGTCTGTTAGATCATCAAATCTTGGAATTTCAGTATCAAAGTACTCCCCTACTCTAGTATTTACTCCCAGAGGAATACCTCTGGTGTGATTATCTAATAAATTACGTATTGTTAACGTTTGGTCTGGAATTGTTAACAATTCATCAGACATCTTTTTTCCTTTGTAATTAGGAGTGTTTGTAAATTGTGTATAAAACACAGTTTTTTTAACTTCTTTTTGTTTTTTCATATTTTTTGTCTTTTAAGTTTACGCTCTTTTTTATCCTTTCGTATAACTTGAGCAATTTTACACGAACTTAGTTCTGTTATGAAATCGTTATGCTCTAACATTTCAGTATATATCTTTTTTAATGTTAATTTGTCAAATATCTTTTCTTTATAATACCTAGGCATAGGTAAATATGTACCATTCTCTCTCATAATAGCTGTTAACTCTTTTCTTTTATAAAATTTTATCATTGAATCTGTTAAATACGCTAAACCCATTCGTTTTGACATTAATGAGAACTCAGGGAGGCGGTCGTCATATTCTGCTAATCTTTGAAATTGTCCTTTTACAACGTATCCAGCCACATAATTAATACAAAGGTCGTTAGAATGAGCAACCATGGTATGACCAAGATTCCAAGTGTCCGTAATAATTTGAGGTTTATTAATAATACTATGAGGGAGATTAAATATAATAGCATGATAATGTGGTCTTAAAGTTTTAGTACCATACTCACCACAAGCATAATATTTTAGCTTGTTGGTAGGACATAATTTTCTAAGCCTTTTCATAAATTTTTGGAAATCTGACTTTAATAAAGTGTGAAATCCATTTTTACTTATTGGAGCTTTTTCGTAAGTAAGCGTAAGAAAGGAAGCAGATGAACTGACTTTTGCTTCCTCTCTTAACCTAAAAGACCATTGTCCTGCTCGTCTTTTAGTACAATTAATACACTTACCACAGGGTACGTTTATACATCGTGATTGCCCTTTAGAATTTGTATATTCTTTTGTGAGAGTATAGGGGGATAAACATTGAGCCATTGTCTTTCTTGTTTTTGGCGCTTTGCGCGATGCATAATTTGTCTCTCTTTTCGATGCATTATAATCTAATACCTCCTCTAGCTATCCTAAAGGAATTATACTTTCTTGATTTTCTTTTTTGCATTCTTAGTCTTCTCTTAAAACCGATAGACTTTGTTTTTAATTTTCTTCTAGATCGTCTAGAACCTCTATAATGTGCCATATCTATTATTATTAAATTGTTGGTGTTCCGAAATAAACCATTGGTCTTGTAGCCTTAATATGATTATGTAAATAGACATATAAATTTTCTGCGTCTTGATTAACAGCAAAAATTCTTTCAACTTCTGAATTATCACATTCTACAAAATCAGCGTTTAATGATGGTCTTGAAGCAAAGATTCTTCCCATATGCCAGAAATTAAGTGATGTTCTCATCTCTCCATGTACTGATGACGGTATGTATTTATATTCAGCATATCTTGGTGTATATCCAAATACTTCTTCGTTTTGACTATCTGATGTGTCATAGTATATTTCCTGATTGTAAATAGGTTGTTCTCCAATACTTTGAAATGATGGCCAGAAATAATCAAACTTGTCAAATTTTGAAAAAATTTTAGGTAAACCTTGTTGATAAGCCGTTTTTGGCATAACTGTCATTAATCCCAAAATAAATCCATGTTCTTCACAGAAATAAGATACTTTGTTTGATTGTCCAACTGCTACACCATGACCGGCCATATTCGCCTGAGGGGTGGTTTCTGAGGCGTTGTCTGAAGTCTGCAGTACCTCACTAATGGTAACAGGCGTGGCAGAACCACCAAGGAACTCAGGTCTTTGAAGTCTCGAGTCTGAACTTTTTACGCCGAAGTGTGCCATTATTACCTCTATATATCTTGAACCTCCTCTTGCATTTCTTTCTAACCATTCTTGCAATCTGAAAGCTCTTCTTAATTCATTGATTGATGCGGACGCGGCCTCTGATAAATCTGCAGCATGAGTGTTTGAAACATCCCAGTTTACAGCTGTGCCACTTCCATCTGGATTATGAAATGTACCTCCACCAGAAGTTAACACGTTACCATTTGCGGAACCAATAAAACCTGCTGGGTCAACTGAATATCTATCTCTTAAAAATGTAATATCACTTGTTGATGATTGACCACCGTAATCTCCATAAACTAATGGAGCCTCTGTTCCTAATGGAATAGTTGCTTCAGGTCCTTTTTGAGTCCAAGGTAAAGCTGATGTAAAATAATCATGTTGCCAAGCTCTTTTTTGTAAATTAAATAAACCTACTGCGGAATTGTTTCCATCAACTGCTTTGTCTGTAATTTTATTTGCTAAATTTTGGTCTCTATAATACTCATTATATATTTTATTATATGCCATTGTTGGTAAAGCATTAACATCTCCAATAGCTGTACCCGTTGGTAATCCTAAATAATCGAATAAACTTCCTTCTGATACACTACCTAAATTGTTAAATACTGGAAATGCTGGATTTGCTGTACCATCTTCTCCACCTGTTATAAAATCTTCCCAATTATCCCAAATAATTCTATTTGGTACAAAGAAATAATGAATATAAACTGATGTTTGATGCATAATAGGCGCCAACATTGGCGCGAATCTTAATAAGTTTGTTGATTCAACATTAAACTTATCTCCAGGAACTGTTTCCTGACATAGAATAGGTGTAATTTCACCTATTTTCATACTAAACTTTCTATCGTGTGATAAATCGAATGTATTTTGTGCCGGTTTCGGCATTGCTACTTTTGAAAAAATACTCATTTTTTAA